AATCCAGGTGCTAATGTAGCAACTAATGTTTATTATGCATTGAATACTTATAAGAGATTTCCTTCTTTAGTTAATTATTCGTCTAATGACATTGCTTCTGATTGTAGAGGTGGTGGATCTTTTAGAGATAATACTGGTAGCGTATATAATTTTGTAGCTACTAATACTGATATTTATCAATTAGATGGTGGAACTTTTACTTCTCGTAAAGGATCTTTAACAGGAATTAATACAGATTTTTGGACATTTACACAATTTGGTAATTATATTTTAGCAAGTAATGGTGTTGATGCACCTCAATATTATTTAATGGGAACATCAACTAACTTTGCAGATTTATCTACAATAGTAACTTCAGGAACTGTCCCAACATTTAGAACATCAGGTGTTATTAGGGATTTCTTAGTTACAGGTAATCAACCAACAAATCAAAACAGAATTCAATGGTCAGGTATCAATGATATTGCTACTTGGGAACCAGGAACAAAACAAGCTGATTATCAAGACTTGCCTGGATCAGGTGGTGAAATAGTTGGTATTACATCAGGTGAGTATGGTTATGTATTTAGACAAAACCAAATCATTCGTATGGACTATGTTGGTGGAGCTACTGTATTTAGATTATCAGTTATTTCTCCAAATAGAGGATGTGTGTATGGACAAACTATTTGCCAAGATAACAGACGAGTATTCTTTTATGCTGAAGATGGATTCTATGAAATACAAGGTGATAACATAGTTCCAATAGGAGCAGAAAAAGTTAATAGATTTTTTGACTTAGATTTAAACAAAGCGTTTACTGACAGAATTGTATCTGCGGTAGACCCATTTAACCAATTAGCTTTATGGTTATATCCTTCAGCTTCTAATACAAGTAATACTACAGGTATATGTGATAGAATAATTATTTATAATTATGCTACACAAAAATGGTCATTAGCAGAAGCTAATGCTAGTTTTATATTTTCACAATTCGTAGGTGCTTATACTGTAGAATTGATGGACATTATTTCACAAAACTTAGATGCAATTAATATTGCATTAGATACTGACTTTTGGTCAGGGGGACAAAAACTTTTAGGTGCTATTGATAACAATTACAAAGCATCTATATTTTCTGGAACAGCTAATATCTCAGAAATTGAAACTACTGAGATAGAAATATTTCCAGGAGCAAGAGCCTCAATAACTGGTATAAGACCTGTTGTTGATGCTGAGGCAACAGTTACTATTAAAACTAGGGAAAGATTAGCAGATACTCCAACTGAATCTACTACATCTACTATGAAGAATAGTGGTATTAATCCAGTAAGACAATCTGGTAGATACTTTAGAGCTAATGTTAAAATACCTAGTGGTACAATATTTAATCACGGACAAGGAGTAGATATAACTGCTGTTAAGTCTGGTATTAGATAATTTTACCAAATTAAAAATAGGAATTGATTTATGACTGACAAAACTGATATAGATAACGTAAGGTATAGTTTTGAAACTCAAGAGTTTTTTCAACGACAAATTGAAGAAGCTATTAATACATTAATTAACGAAAAAAATACAGAAAACAATAAAGCTTTTGCTTGGTTTATTGGAGATTAAATGGCAGGAAATTATTTAGGAAAATATAGTATTACACCAGCAAACAATACTACTACTTCTACAAGTAGTGTATCTGTTGCAGAAGGTATGTTACCTTCTAACATTAACAACGCCTTTAGAGATATAATGGCAGATGTTAGACAATGGTATAATGATGGACAATGGATTGAATATGGTGATGGATCTGGAACATATACACCAACTTATGTATCAGCAACAGCTTTTACTATTGATGGCGTAGATGTAACTTCTGTTTATCATGCTGGAAGAAGAATTAAATTAGTAGCTGCAACACCAGGTACAATTTATGGTACAATTTCTAGTGTAACATTTTCAACTAACACAACAGTTAACGTAACTTGGGATTCTGGTTCATTATCTAATGAAGCTATTACAAATGTTTATGTTGGTATTCTTTCTAAAACAAATTCATCAATACCTTCTGAATCAATTGGTTCAACTCAAATAGCAGACGGATCTGTAACTACAGCTAAGTTAGCTGCTGATGCAGTAACTAATGCTAAGATTGCTGATGACAGTATAGATTCAGAACATTATGTAGATGGATCTATTGATACTGCACATATTGGAGATTCACAAATTACAACTGCTAAAATAGCAGACTTAAATATTACGACTGCAAAGATTGCAGCAGATGCAATTACTAATGCAAAAATAGCTGACGATTCAATTGATAGCGAACACTATGTTGATGGTTCAATAGACACGGCTCATATTGGTGACGCACAAATTACTACAGCTAAGATTGTTGACTCTAATATCACTACTGCTAAGATAGCAGATAGTAATGTTACTACAGCTAAGATCGCAGATTCAAATGTAACAACTGCAAAAATTAATGATGATGCAGTTACAGCAGCTAAAATAGCTGATGCTGTTATTGTTACTAATGCTGAACATTCAGCACATACACCAGATGATGTTACATTCTTTACAACATCTGCTTCAGACGCAAGATATTTTAGACAAGATTCAAGCGAAACAATTTCATCAGGAGATACTTGGTCAGCTTCAGATTCTTATGTTGCTACAACAGCAGCCATTGATGCTAGGGTTATTGACTTAGTAGATGATGTTGGTGGTTTTTATCCAATAGCAAATGAAACAAGTTTTCCAAATACAAATCCAGATGTTAATGATGGTGCTGGTACAATTATTTCAATTAAAGAAATTGCAACAACAAGAACACCTACTGCTGGAACAGTAACTATTGCTAGTGGTACATTAGGTGGTTCAACAGTAACAATTACTGGTTGCGGATCTACAGTTCTTACAGCAGGTTTTGGTGTATTAGTAGAAACTACATCTACATTAAATACTTATGCTTTTCATAGATTATCTCCAAAAGCTACTGAAGTAACTACTGTTGCTTCTATTTCTGGAGACATTACAACAGTTGCAAATGATGGAACTGACATTGGTGTAGTAGCAGGATTATCTACTGACATACAAAATTTAGCTAACATAGAAGATGGTACAACTGCTACAAATGCAATATCAAATGTTGGAAATAATATTTCTGACGTTACTGCTGTTGCTACAAACTTAACAGGTTCTAATACAATTGGAACTGTAGCTACTGATTTATCAGGATCTAATAACATTGGTACTGTAGGAACTAATATTGCTAATGTTAATTATGTTGGTGGATCTATTGGTAATGTTAATATAGTTGCAAGTAACATTGGTGATGTAAATAATTTTGCCAATACATATAGAATTTCTGCAACAGCACCAACTACTAGTTTAGATATTGGTGATTTATATTTTGATACAACTGCTAATGAATTAAAAGTTTACAAATCATCTGGTTGGGCAGCAGCAGGTTCTACAGTTAATGGAACTTCTGCTAGATTTACTTATACGATTTCAGGAACACCAAGCTCAGTATCTGGTGCAGATGATTATGGTTCAACACTTGCTTATGATGCAGGATTTGCTGATGTTTATGTTAATGGTGTTCGTATGTCAGCTTCTGACATTACTATTACTTCAGGTACATCAGTTGTATTTGCTACAGCTTTATCAAATGCTGATGTAGTAGATGTTGTAGCTTACGGAACATTTAATGTTGCTGCAATAGACGCATCTAACATTACATCAGGAACTTTAAATGCAGCTAGAATAGGATCTGCATCAATAGATTTAACTACAAAAGTTACAGGTGTTTTACCTTATGCTAATGGTGGTACAGGATTATCTTCTTTAGGATCTGCTGGTCAGGCATTAAAAGTTAATTCAGGTGGAACAGCTTTAGAATTTGGTGATGTATCAGTTTCTTTATCTTACACTAAAGGAACATTCACAGGTGATAATTCAACGACAGCTTTTACCATTGATAGTGGTAGAGCAGTAGATGATGTATTAGTTTACGTTAATGGTTTCTTATTAACTCCAACATCTGACTATACTATTTCTGGCACAACATTAACTTTTGTTACAGCTCCAGCTACATCTGCTGAAATTGTTGTTAGATACTTACCATTAAATAATAGTGGTGTTTATACTAACGATACAGCAACAGGTGATAACTCTACTACTGCATTTACAATAGATAGTGGCAGAACAGTTGAAGATGTAATCGTAACAGTTAACGGAGTAACTTTAGTTCCAGCAACGGATTACACAATATCAGGTACAACTTTAACATTTACTACAGCACCTACAACAAGTGCTGAAATATCAATTAGATACTTGAGGTTAAATTAATGGGTATTATTACTAGGTCAGCCGCAAACAACATAACAACTGGTGGAGTAATCTTACCAGCTGGTATTAATGATGCTTCTGTTGCAAGTATAACTGCATTAGCACAAGTAAGTGCTGGAGATGGTATTACTTTAATCTCATCACAAACTGCTAGTTCATCTGCTTCATTATCTTTTACTACTGGAATAGATAGTACATATAGAACTTACTTGTTTAAATTTATTAATATGCACCCAGCAACAGATAATGTTGCTTTACAAGTAAATTTTTCAACAGATGGTGGTTCTAACTATAATGCTACTAAAACTAGCACTCATTTTGTGGCTTATCATTATGAAAGTAATGCTGGTGAAGGATTAACTTATGATTCTGGTCACGATTTAGCACAAAGTACAGCTTATCAAAATTTAATAACAAATGTAGGTAATGATAGTGACCAATCAGTTTCTGGTTCTTTATATTTATTTTCTCCAAGCAGTACCACATACGTTAAGCATTTTATTGCTAGATGTAGTCAAACAAGAGGAGATGATATATCTCAAGATGATTTTGTAGCAGGATATGGAAATACAACAAGTGCCATCAATGCAATAGACTTTAAGTTTGCATCAGGCAACATAGACGCTGGAACAATACATATGTACGGAATAGCATAATATGAGCATAGCATTATCTTTAGGAAATAATTTAACAACAGGCGGTATCTTTAAACCAGCCGCAGTAAACAATACATCAGTTAATAATGTAACTGACTTTGCTGGAGTAACTGGTGGTGGAACATTAGTATTACTATCAACACAAACAGCAAGTGCTTCGGCTTCTATTTCATTTACAACAGGAATTAATAGTACTTATGATGAATATATTTTTAAGTTTATAAATATTCACGGAAGTTCAGATGGTTATCAACTTGCTTTTCAAGGAAGTACAGATGGTGGTAGTAATTATAACACAACCATAACCTCAACTTTTTTTAATTCTGCTCACG